TTACACCTTCTCTGTGATGCTTGCCTACATAGGCATCATGATGGCAGAAGGTAAGCTCACAACTGATTGGGTTCTTAGCGGTAGCACTGCTGCTGCTGCTAAGGGCATCAGTCCTTACAAGACCAAAAATGGTCAATTAAACGAACACATACAAGCGAAGCATGGCAAGGATATTTCTATTCCTACTAACTTTGCTATGGAGCTAGGCAACTGGTTTGAAGAACACATTATTAAGTTTGCCTGCGAAAGAATTGGACTAGCAGAGATAGTCCTAGAATTTGGGAAAGGATTTAAGCATCCATTCTATCCAGTGGAATGTTCTCTTGATGGAACTGCTGTAGCTAAAGATCTTACTTTTACCCCAGATCATAGCAAAGGCATTTATATACCAGATAGAGAAGAGATAACGCTAGATGGGATGGGTGTGATTGAATGCAAGCTAACCAAAGATTATCCCAAAGGTGAAGAACCTGAAGAGTGGCGTGGTTGGTTGCAGCTCAAAACGCAAGTGGAATGTGTAGAAGCTAAATGGGGTATCTTGTTAGTCTTTCACCACATCACTAATGAGCTTAGGTACTACTTCTATGAAAGAGATCCAGCTTTTGCAGAAGAGCTGAGAGAGCTGGCTGAAGATTGGCAACACAGAGTGCAAACAGAAACTTACTTTGATCCAGAGAACAGCAACGATGCTTGGCTCATGCACCAAGAACCAGTAGCAGAGGAGATAGCTGTATTAGATCAAAAGTATTTGAATGTGATTGCCCAGATAGAGAACCTAGATGAAAACATCAAGCTCTCAACAAAAGCGAAGGATGAACTCATGACTACGCTAATGATGGAGATGGGTAATCATGAGAAAGCTATTTGCGGTGATGTGGTCTTAGATTGGGGTTGCATCAATTACAAGGCTCAACCAGAAAAGGTAGTGCCTGCTAAAGAAGCATACAGTGTTAGAAAGAAAACAATTAGATTTAAGAAAGGTGGGTAGCAGACTGAATGGAGCTAAATATGGAGAGTTTTGCCGCTACCCAGATTTATTATATACTTCTCAGTGGAGAGTTTTATGAAAGTATCAAAAGAAAATCAAGATAAACAAGTTGACAACAAGGATCTAAGGGCAGTCTGGATTGAACCAGATGTGCATGATCTATTGTGGCAATACAAAGTTAAGAATCGTAAGAAGTCTATTGGTGAAGTTGCAGGGCATTTCATCAAGCTAGGTATTTGCAATGAGGAACTTGGGAAATGAGTGAGTTGTTTGTAGAAATAAGCAAATATGGGTTATTAGCGATAGCTTTTGCATTTCCAGTTATTGTTTACCTTTGGACTGAGGACAAGCTATGAGTGAGTACACAGACGAAGTAGCAAGACAAAGACTCAAGATAAGAGTTGAGAAGTGGCGTAAGGGTGTTAAAAGCATCTATGCTGAAGCAACTCCTGATGGCTCTATGATGTCAGTTACCTATAACGATGATTCTGTTAAAAGAATTAATGAAGATGGAACTGAGAGTTATACAACCTCACCGCATGATGATGACAGATTGGTAATGATGTTTACTGAAGGAGAGTCTACATTATGGTAAACAGCAGAAACAAAGGTGCTGCATTTGAGCGATTAATTTGCAAAGAGCTTAACAAATATGCAAAAGCAAAAGAGATGGATGTTATTGCACAAAGAAACCTAACGCAGTATCAGCAAAAGAATGAAGCTGACATTTACTGGTGCGGTTTTGCGATTGAGTGCAAACATTATCAAGGAGATAGTCACTTCCCTAGAGAAAAGTGGTGGAAGCAAGTATGTGAAGCTGCTGGTGACGACCATGTGCCTTTGCTTCTCTACAAATACAATAGACAACCGATTAAATTTATAACGCCTGCATGGATTATTATTGGACAAGAGTTCAGGAATCCAGATAGAGCAAAAAGAAATCAAAGTATCATGTTGGGTACTTTTGATCACTTTCTAAATGATCTTGATGTAATATTACAGTATGTATATGTATGAAGATCAAGAATTTGAAATTTTTTGTGAGGAGAGATATCAGCGTTATTTACTGGCTTGCGAACTGTTTGGCATCACTGGTGCTGGCAGTTATCAAGAGTTCAAGGCAAACAATCTTGATTGGCTTGAGCGTGAGTACAACTTGTCACCAGACAAGACATATCATTAATTAATTAGTTAAGGAGCTAAACATGACTGATGATTTTTTTAGTAATGAAAGTACCTCTGAGGGCGGTAGTTCTCTGGTATTTTTAAAGTACATCATTAAAGATGAAATGTGGATGGTTGGAGAGGATGCTGTTGATATGTCCTATATACAACTAGACACAGAAACCATGAAAACTGGTATAGGTAGATACTCAGGCGGTTATGAGTTTGAGTGGGCTGATACTTTTGGTCAGAAGCTATACAAAGAAGGCTGGAGCGATGCTATTAGCTGTTGGGTTATGGTGCATGGTGTAGACACACCTGTGCTATGGGAAACTCATGCAGGGCATCAGGTAAGAGCTTTCAAACAAATGTATGGTCAAATTCGTGACTACAGAGATAAGCTACCAGAGCTACCAGTATTTTCATACAAGGGTTCTGAAACCTTTAAGACTAAGAGTGGCTACGATAGTGCTTCTCACACCTTTAATTTAGAAGGCTACAAACCTAGAAAAGATGGTTTTGTTGTGCCTGCTTATTTCAAAGAAGATGCTGCTGAAAAACCAGCAGAACCGAAAAAAGAACTCAGCTCTGATGAAATTCCTTTCTAGGAATGGATCATCAGGATTGGGCATCTATAGCTGAAGCTGTAGGATTAGAACTTCTTGGAGAACCTAAATCTAATGGATCTGGTGAAATTAGATGGGGTACTCATGGCTCATGGAAGCTAGATAAAGAGAAAGGCGTATTCTACAGTTTTGAGCTTGATCAGGGATTTGCTGTTAGCGAATTGCTAAAGCATTTTGATCAAGACATTACCCAAACACTTGAGAAGTTTGGTTTTAAAGATGCAGTGGATCGCAAACCTATATTTACCCCTCAAAGTCGGTCTGCTGCATCGCTTTCTACAGAAGAGCTAAGAGAGCTCTGGAAACAAGCAAGCGTTAAGATCAAATACGCAGAAAATTTTATTGTTTTACGCTTCCCTGATGGTCATAAGCATAGCTACCAAAAATATATTCCTTATTCCTTCCAAGAAGGTAGCTGGTTTAAGAAAAGACCAGAAGGGAAGCTCCCTCTCTATGTAACACCAGATAGAGATACGACACTACCTGTCTTAATAGTAGAAGGAGAGAAGGCTGCAATGGCAGCAGAGCAAATCTACAAAGGACAGGTAGCTTGTCATCATGGCGGTGCTAAAGGATGGGATAAGACCGATTGGTCTAAGATCTATGGAAGGGAAGTTTATATTTACCCAGATAACGATGCTGTTGGTTTTGATTTTGCTAGTTCTATATCTAAGTATTTAGCTAAAAATGGCTGTAGGACACATATAGCTCAACCACATGAAGATCTTGGTGAGAAGGATGACCTACACGAAGCATTAGAAAAAGGTTTATATGAGAGCTCTGAGGAGCTTGTAGAGCAAATTCTAGCAAAACCAATGCACAGACCTGCTGGAGCTTTATTTTTTGAGAGAGCAGATCAAGTCATGGATCAAGTAGATAGACCAGACTGGTTAATTGAAAAGATCGTAGAGCGTGGTTCTGTGATGTCTGTATTTGGTGCTCCAAAGTCAGGTAAGTCGTTTATTGCTATTGCTATGGCTGCTGCTATAGCTAAGGGCTCTGATTTTTATGGCTACGAAGCTCATAGAGCTCCTGTGTTGTATTTATGTGGTGAAGGCAAGCGTGGAGTTAAGCGTAGATTAGCAGCGTATTCTCAAGCTAAAGAAGATCTAAATGGAGTGCCTTTGTTTTTATCTAATCGTGGAGCTAGGGTTCTTGATGATGACGAATACGATAAGTTAGTAGAAGAGATAGAGCTCTTAGAAGCTCAAGAAGGCAAATTAGGCATGATTATCTTCGATACATTGAACAGAAACTTTGGATCAGGTAATGAGAACAGCACAGAGGACATGACTACCTTTATTGGTAGGTTAGATAACTTAGTGCATAGATTTGGTATGACAGTTTGCATTGTGCATCACAGTGGTCATGGAACTAACGCAAGAGCTAGGGGTTCTTCTGTATTGCAAGCATCTTTGGACTATGAATATAAGGTTGATAGAACCGATAGTAATAACACCATGTATGTAACCTTTGAGCAGTCATTGAATAAAGATGGCATGGGCATGGAAACCATGAATTATGAGTTTAGAGAAATTGAGCTGTTTGGGTTTGATGATCTGACTTCTGGATTCTTGGTAACTACTGATGTTGTGCCTAAAGCAGCTAAAGCTAGTGCTGCAAATGATGCTACTTTAGCAGCAATTAAGGCATATCAATTAGATAAGAACAGACAGCATCCTATAGAAGTATGGGTTAATGCTGCTGATTTAGTTGGTATTCTTAAAAAAGACGATGGCAGTGATGTACCCAGAAAAACTATTAATAGCAGATTAGTGGCACTTAAAGAGAAAGATTTAGTGCACTACGATGAAGCTAAAGGCTATCAAGTTAAGGATTTTGATCACGATGTTTTCTAGGCAATACTGTTTTGAGCAGGGTAATCGCACAGAAGAAGCGTTTGTTGATGCAATGATTAGATATGGCTACTTTCCGATTAAGAGCAAACCACATCATGACATGGTGGATCACATAGACTATTTTGTGGAAGGTGTGGGTTTTGATGTGAAGGGAAACAGACATTGGGATTGTATCTGGCTAGATCTAAATAATGTGCAAGGCAAGGATGGTTGGCTAAAAGGAAAGGCTAAATATATTGTTATGCACATCGTAGAATTTAACAATTTTTGCTTCTTTAAAAGGCAAGATTTATTGGATTTTT